GTGGGAGCGATGTTGCTGCGTTGTTTGGGCTGTCGCCCTATTCAAGTCGCTGGCAATTGTGGATGGAGAAGTCTGGTAAGCTGTCGCCGGAGGACATCTCTGGCAATAAGGCTGTGCAAGCTGGCACGTTCCTTGAGAGCGGCATTGCCAACTGGGCTGCGCATCGTTGGTCTATGGATCTGGCGAAGGTCAATGACTATTACACGGTCGATGACTGCCCCGGAATGGGTGCGTCGTTCGATTACATCGCGAACAATGGCGCTCCTGTCGAGATCAAATGGTCTGCCCGTGGCTATGGCTGGAACTACAATGGTGAAGAGATCGATGAAGCACCTGAGAACTATCTGCTTCAGGTGCAGCACCAGCTGGCCTGCACGACATCGGATCACGCATGGCTTGTTGCCTTGATCGATGACGAGCCACGCCGCATGAAGGTTCCGCGCAACGACAACATCATTGATGCTATCAAGCATGAGATCACGCTGTTCTGGCAGTCGATTGCTGATGGCAAGGAGCCGGAGCCGGACTATGCGACGGATGTTGCTGCGATTACGAAGCTCATGGGGACGTTGCCTAAGAGCGATGTTGTCCTTGATGACGCAGACGCTCTGCTCTTCTTGGACTATAAGACTGCCAAGGAAGACGAAAAGATTGCCGCAGCTCGTGCCGATGAAGCCAAAGCAACGCTATTGATGAAGGCGCGTGCGAAGCTGGAGCTTATGAACACATCGCAGGACAAGGCTTCCGTCAAGTGCGGCGAATACAAGATGTCGATCAGCAATGTTCCCAGTAATCCCGGCAAGGAAATCACGCCGGACATGGTTGGCACTATGACTGGCAAGCGTTCTGGCTACACAACCGTGAGGATCACATAATGAAGGATGTTGTTATGATGAGGGTCAGCAGGGATCTGCTGGCAAGGCTGCGCGAAATCGCAGGTAAGCATCCTTTGAAGCCCACGCTTCGAGCTACTGTCGAGCGTGCCATAGAGTTGATGATTGAAGATTTGGAAGAGGAAATGAAAAATGCAAAGTAACGAGATCGTTCCTGCCAAGCCGATGGATCGGTTTAAGCAAGAGCTAGTTGCACGCGAGGGCCACCTTCGCAGCCTACTGCCGCAGGCCATGACGGTCGATAAGTTCCAAGCTATCGTAGTGGCCGCTGTCGCTGATAACATGGACTTGCTGGACTGTGACCGTGGATCGCTACTGAAGGCGTGTCTGAACGCTGCAGAGCTGGGCCTATCGCTCAATAAGAACATGGGTGAAGCTGACATCCTGAAGGTCTGGGATGGCCGCATGAAGAAGAATGTCGCCCAGTTCCGCCCGCGCTACAAGGGATTGATGAAGCTGGCCTTGCAGGCAGGCGAAGTTCTGAAGATCGAAAGCCGTCTGGTGTACGAGAAGGATGTGTTCGAGGTCGAGGAAGGCATCGAGCCACGCATCATTCACAAGCACGGCCTGTCGGATCGCGGCGAGAAGATTGGTGCGTACTGCGTATGGAAACTGAAGAACGGCGAGACGCAGTTCGAGATCATGAGCAAGGAAGAGATCCTTTCGATCCGCAACCGCTCATCATCGAAGACCAAGGAGGGCGTTATCGTCGGCCCTTGGAAGACTGACGAAGCTGAGATGTGGCGTAAGACTGTGGTGCGTAGGGCCAGCAAGTATATGCCCCTGTCCACCGAAGCGCAGCGTGCAGTGATGGTTGACAATCAGGCTGAAGGCATCATCGAGGCCGATGACTATAGCGGTGACGAGATGGACATCACTGACTTCCACGACGTTCCTGTAGCGGCAGCTCAGGTGCAGACCCTTGAGGAAAAGATTGTCGCCAAGGCTAAGACACCCCTGCACATCGATATACTGGAAGCGGGTGATGATGAAGAAGGTATGACTGATTGGGATGGGTGGGCGAACACAGCATGTGATCTTGTTGCAAGCCTATCTCCAGAAGAGCGCGAAGCGTGGCGCAAATTGCACGAAGCTATGCTTGAAGAAGCAGAGCTGATGGCCCCACGCAATACTACCAAGTTGATGAAGTTTTTTAAGTAGGAGAAAGTAAATGGGTAAAAAGTATGATCTCGTCGTCAAGGTTGGCGAATACACAGATGGCCAAGGCCAGACCAAAGGCCGCTTCAAGAATGTCGGCGTCATGATGGAAGGGGACAATGGCCCCTACCTGCTGCTCGACCGCACGTTTAACCCAGCTGGCGTTGGCGGCAACGAAGGCCGTGAGAGCATCATCGTATCGCTCTATGAGCCTAAGGATAATGCTGGCCAGCAGCAGGCCCCAGCGGCTAAGTCAGGTGGCTACAAGGCTCGTGACCTAGACGGCGACGACGTTCCGTTTTAAGTTACTGAGGGAGGGCGGCCTCAGTGCCGCCTTCCACTTCGTACTCGCCATCTTCGTATTGGCCCTCTTCATCTTCAACTTTGATCGTCTTGTAAATCTCTTCGTAAGCCGGACGCTTGAGCTTACCAACTCTGTCGAGCTTCATACCCGGATATAGCTCTGCCATCATGGCGTTTTTAAGAGTCTGATCTGACGGCGGCTTGATGGCGTCTTCCATATTTCCTTTTTGAAGTTCAGCTCCATACTCTTTGGAAATTTTCTGAATTTCTTTATCAAATTCCATGCGAATATTTTCTGCCTCAGCTTTTTTACCAGCCTTGTCAGCCTTGGCTGCATCTGCCAGCAGCTTGCCAAGGCGCAACGTATTTCTCCGCTCTGCGTTTCGCGTTGACTCAGAAACTTCCTTCCCGGCCTGCCTCGCCTGCATCTCGCGTGCAATGTCAGCTGACTGGAAGCCTAAGCCACGCTTAGCCTGCTCCTTAAATGGTAACTCCTCAGGTTCTATAACGAGCCTACCGTAGCGCGTCCTGACACCCTCCTGCGGGTACTGCACAAAGCCTTTTAGGAGATCCGACGGCCCCTTACCAATGAACGGAGATACGGCTGCCACATAAGCACCAATGGGCTGCACTCCAGATTGGCGACGATCAAGATACTCTGAGATCTTTAGGACGCTGGTTGAGATGGCAGGGACAATCGCAAGGCCGTCATTAAATTCAGGAATGACTGATGTGAAGCCAACCCGCTCACTAAGATTCAATCCAAGCAATGAGCGAGATGGGCCACGTAGGATTGCCTCAGCATCTCTACGGGCATCTTCTCCACCACCGAACATCTCGGCCAGCATTAATTGCGCCTCAGTGCGAAAATCTAATTTTTTCTTCCAAATATTGTTATACGCATATTGGAAGATATTGATTGCATCGTCACCAAACGGAATTGCAAATAGCAAACCGGATACAGTCCACATCGTCATGATTGTAAACACGGCTGCGACTTTACCACGAGGCCCCTGATTGCGCAGATTTTCAGACAGCAAGAACATTGTCTGCAATGCGTACTGGGAAAACTGCAAAAGCACCCCACCCGCCCCGCGCATGACAGGCGGCTTTTCAATCTGACCACCCATGAATGTCGCTGTCTCAACCATAAATTCAGCGACATCATAAGGATTAGAGCCTTCCTCAATGATGATCTTGGCACGCTCGTTTTTGCTGTAGGCTTCCTTCCAATTCTTTAAAGCCTTCGGATCTTTGGCATACCGATACGCCACAATAAAAGCAGCAGCCTTGTTCATCTCTTCAGTAACCGAGATAACACTGGCTCCGTATTGGAAATAGCGCTGGGCTGTCCGCTTAATTCCGCCGCCACGGGACGCCATGACTTCGCTTTCGACGCCCATAAGCTCTGGATTCATCTGGGCCCGAACAGTCCCCCGCTTGTTTGCAAGGATTAGGGCCTCTCTCTCTTCATCCGTAAGACCCGGTATTGCGTATGGATCAACGTGCATTCCATATCCGACCTGACCACGGAATCCAGCTATAACCTGAGCTGACATCTTATAAATATCGAGGCCAGCAGACCCCTTCATGATCGTCATCTGTGGGGCCGTGACTGTCCAAACAGACATGGCATTGACCGTTGAGGATGCAACGCTACCCCACATAGAGCCAAAAAAGCCAATCGTCCTAAGCCCACGCCACATGACATGCTCAGGGCTATCGACATATTCATCCCACTTTTCGGCATATTTACGCTCAGTATCGTTTACGTTGCGCTTTAGATCATCGAATGCCTCAGCGTATTCCTCGCGATACATCCGATGCGAAACCGTAGATGCAACGATGCGGTTGTAATCAAGCAACCGATCCGTGAAGTTTGTATCGTATCCCGGAATGTCACGGGATTGTTTCATAAAACCAGAGATAAGATCCTGCATCAGAACAGAGCGCACGCTCTGCGGAAGACCAGCAATCACGCCACGCGCAACCTGCTCTGCATTCGCCGCGCTTAGTCCACCAACAGTCTCTTGAGAGAACATGCCACCCATCGTCCGATCAAAGTAATCCTTGATGATCTTACCAGCGTTGGCATCCATCAGGCCCAGAAGTTTATCCAAACCAGATAGGTCATCAATGGATAGGCGCTCGTTTGCGTCGGCAGCTTTGCGGCTCACAACGATTTTGTATCCATCGCTGGCAGGGTACTTCTTCTGAATCTCAGCAATCTTACCGTCGATGTTAGGGTCTGGAATTGTCTTTGCAATCTTCGGCCCGACCAGCTCCTTCAACCAACTAAGACTGTCCAGCATAAAGAAAGCGCCGCTGTCTATCGTACCGTCAGGGCCATAGACCATGATGCGCGTATCGCCCGAACGCATGAACGGGATGTAAGATGTCAGGCGCTGCGACTCGATAGCGTCGAACAGGCGCAGCAGCTCGTCGCGGAAGGTATCGTCCTCAACCCCCTCCTCGATACCCTGACGGCTGTATTCGCCATTGTAACCAAGAGCTGCCAGCTGCGACTTAGCATTCAAGGTGTAGCGGCTATCCAGATATTCCCGCATCTCGTGCATCATGCGAGTTTCATTTGCGTCCAGCTTTAATGTCTGGCCCGGTTTAGATAGTGCGGGCGAAAGGCGTCGTTCAATACCATCCGCGCCATCACGTCGGATCTCACGGGTAACAATGGCAAAATTACGGCCAGTGTCGCGCACGGCAGTTCTTGAAAGGCGGAGATACTCAACGACCGCGTTAATCTTATTCTTAGATTCCTGTGGCAGCTGGTTCAATTCATGCAGCATTCCCTCATAATCAGCCATGAGAAGATTTCGCATCTTGACTTTATCGTTCGTCGCCTTGTGCATACGCGCAAAGAAACTACTTTTCCGAGCAACAGCGGTTGCGGGCCGAACCCAAGATGTCCAGAATGAGATGTTGCTAATCGGATCCATGAAGACCGGAGGCTCTGGCGGATTATTCATAGCGACATCCGCTATATCAAGGGAGCAGTTAGATCCTATCATCAGTCACACCCTCGGTTTTTCTTCTGCAAGTCAGCGCCTTCGCCATTGATCTTATCGTCTGGTTTCTGCGCTTTTGCAACTGCATTGCGCATCTGGTCGGGCGTGCCGTTGGTAAGGGCCATCATGATAGCGGCTGATTCCTCACGATAGAGCTTGTCCCACTTGGCGAATGCTTCGTCATAGATTTTTTCAAGCTGGTCGTACTCTTTATCATACGCCTTGCGATCTTTGGTTCGACGATCCATGTAGGCGCGATCATCATCAAAGGCTTTATCCAAAGCCTGACGGGCCACTTCCAATTCACGGTCAGCTTTTTGAACCTCAGTCTCTAGCTTGTTCTCGTTGGCGGGCTTTAGTGATGCACCCGCAATAGCCTTGAGGTCAGCAATTTTAATTTCAAGGTCATCGATCCTATCATTAAACTCAGCCGGCGCATTGTCTGCAATGTCATCCAGATTATTGAGAGCATTATCCAAGGCGCTAACAATCTGCCGCTGCATCTGAGGAATGCCAAACGCCTCATCCTTCATCGCCTTGTCAAGATCACCAAGGATGGACTCTAGCTCTTTGAGTTTTTTCTCAGTGCGCTTCTCATCAAGGGGCGTGATGTCCATGTACCGAGTGTCCTCATCGGAAAGCATTTCCTGAGAATTAAACTTACCGTCAGCCTTGGCGAGACTATCGAGCGCCTTGAGCAGTGGTGACTTTGCGCTGAGATTGAAGAGGCCCTTTGCCCTTTCCACAAATTCAGATAGCCAGTTACGAAGGCGGCCAAGAATTGATTCACTGACATCAAACCGCTTTTGCATAATCTCTGTGGCATTCACCGCCCAGAACTCTGACGGGTTGACGTACTGATAATAGGAGTACGGAACATATCCTTTCCGAATCAGGTTGAAAGCAATATCTAATCCCTTTTTAGATGGGAAGTTTTCTTTACCCACCGTAATTTGTTCACCACTGTGAAAAGCCCTGAGAGCCCTAAAGTAAGCCTTTTCAAACGTACCGCTCTTAGCCTTTTTTTCCTGCTTATTAAATTCACGCAACCATGTCGCACGGATAGCATCCTGAATATCAGCAGGCATCATGCGTTCTGTATGATGCAGAAGCTCGTGAACAGCAGTGGTATCGGATGCTCGGCCCTTAAAAAGCGTCATGACACGTGTGACGGGCTCATAATCACCCGCTGGCGATTTCTCTTTAGGCGTAAGTATCGAAATTGCGAGGCCATCGGCAAGGCTTGGGTTACCTTTAAGCGCCCACATTGCAAAATCAACGCTATCGGGATCGATGTTCCCTGCACGTCGGGCTTTAAGCATCTCCGAAAGCACACGATCACCGCCGCGCACACGGCCCTTCTTACTCAATCGGTAATTCTTTGCTTCCTGCATGTAGTCAACGTAATCTTTTAGATCAGCGACTTGTTTTGCAAACTCAGCGTCATCGATTAGCTGGTCATCTTTGTACTTGATGAGCTTCGCAAGGCCACGCTTCAGGGACGGAACCTTCCGTATCTCTTCTATGTCTTGCTGCGATACATCCCTTGGCTCTTCAACACTAGCATACAAATCAGACTGAGGAGCGCCCTCGCCTTTATCGATCCGCCTCCAAATGTCACGCGCCGATGGAGTCTCTGACATTCCAAGCATGTCGGGTTCGGCCTGCTGAACGGCAGCAACTTCCGTATATGCCTTTAGCTTTTCAGCAATAGCTTTCCTGCTGAGGATGCGGGAAACATCATCGTTATGGAAGGCAAGAAGGATCTCCCTCACAAACGGATCCATTGGCTCAACCATGTCAGGGCTGCGCAGCTCGAATGCAACGCTATTCCCGCTGGCCTTGATGTCCGATGCAGTGCCAATTGTTTCCATCAGCTTGCCGGTGATGTCGTATTTCTTATCAACCTCACCGGCCTCAATGGCCTGCTGGAAACCAATCCAGTCCTTCGACACATCGACCAGAGAATTGGTCAGTGTCTTGGTGTCATCGTCATTGCGCTCCATCGCCTTACTGATAAATATCTTAGAAGCTCGGCCAGTACCGCCGTAAGCCTTGTACAGAAGCGCATTTTCAATCCGCTTGAGCGCTTGAGAGCTGACCTTGCCCTTGTCATCCATTGCGTTTTCACGCTGCTGCTGGCTCATTTCAGCAAGGAAGGCCGAAACAAATGCGTCGTTCTTCGCAGCATTAAGATCGCCGCCCTTGAACTTTGCGAACACTCCGGGTGTCAAAATGTCTTTTGCGTCCTGCGCAGCCTGCTCAGGTGGGGATAGAGCGGCGATGTCTGGCTCGTTTGAACCAACGACGAACTTGCGCTCATCAACATCCGACATGAGGCGGCGCACCAGAACTGGACGCTCGACACCCTCGATGTCATAACCCTGTTCGCGCAGGAACTGGCGATATGCCTCGGCCTGTTCAGGATAATTTTCGTATATTTCCTCAAGGCCCAGAGTGCGACCGTTACCGCTAAGGATGGTGTTATCTTTATTGATGACCGGCGCACCGCGATCCGTTGATGGGTCTTCGCCAAGCCCATCGGGATCAAACGTGCTGGTGAACCGGCTTAGGAATTGCTGCGTCTGTGGCCGGCTGCGGTCACGGTTTTGAAGATCACCTTCGGCAAACCGGATGTTTTCCAGATCCTGCAGCTCATACTGCACATCAACCTTCTCGCGTGTTGCCGGGATGGTGGCGCGGCCAGACTTACCTACGGCGCGTGCTGCTGCTGGTGGCGGCGCAGCTGGAGTTACGGGTACTACAGCATCTTCAAGAAATGCCTCGGAGAAATTATCTGAAGATTGATTACCGCGTTCACTCGTCAGATTCGAAGCAAAGGCGTTGATTTTCCCCTCATTAAGCGATCTTGCGCGACCTTCGCCTTCCCCAAAGATATGGACTGGGACAGGCTCATCCCCATTCTTTTCCTGAATGACCATCATCCGGTGGCGACCATCATGGCCTTTTATCTTGCCTGTCTTAAAATCCAATGACAGGAATGGCGAACCAACGCCCCTGCCTTCATCAATAGAATCTCGAATAAAATTAAGGCTGGATTGCTTTGGCTTGTCAATATCAGCAGCTAGTTCAAGGAATTTTGATGGGCGCATCATGGCTGTAAAGCCGCGATATTTTACATTCTGGTTTAACGGAACCTGACCAACACCGTTTTCTTGGTCGAAGATTACATTGCCAACTTTAGATTGTTTCTGTGTATTCCGTGGTGACGGGGCCTCGGCCACTGGCGCTGGTTGTACAGGTTCCTGTACAGCTTCTGGACGCGGCCCATACAGGCTCTCCATCCGGGCTTCGGCATCACGACGGTAGGATGCCTTGGTAGGTACACCTCTACCCATACCCCAGTCAGATCCCAGTGCCCATGACACATTCGGGAAGTCCTGTCCTTCAAAAGACTTGTTAAATTTATCCCACACAACAGCAGGCTCACGCTTGTCTGGACGGTATGGTGCTATAGCAACCTTCTCAGGCGCTTCATCTGGCGTTGCCTTAAAGAGCGCATTATCAAAGGCCATACCAGCCTGAAGCATGTCCTGCTTTGACACACTTGTTGCCCCACGTTCAGTAGCAATCTGACGGGCGCTGTCCTCGACCTGAGTCATCTGGCTGGGCGTGCGAGTGGCCGCATACTCCTGCATGTAGGAGGCGACATCTTCCTCGATAGGTAGGATGGTGGTGGGTTCGGCCTCAATGATTAGCTTCGGCTTATACGTTCCCGGAAAGAACGCTGAAGGCGCAGGCGCAGGCTCCCGCGCAGCAGCTTCCCTTCTCTGCGCATCCCTTACGGCCTGCTCAGCCTTCCGCGTCGCTTCTTCTTCTGCCGTTTCAATGATTAGCTTCGGCTTCGGAGCAGGCGGAACGTATTCAGCCGTAGGCGTTGGCGGAGGTGGCGGCGGCGGAGGTGGTGGTGGCGCGACCACATCAGACAGACCCTCAGTAATATCCATACCAAAGGCCATGCCACCTAAGCCGCTTGCCGGCGCAGCAACACCAGCCTTGATTGCGGCCTGAACCTGAGCGGGATCTTCAGAGAATACTACGCCATCGGCATCCGCGAGGACAACACCGCCATCTTCGTCGAAGCCCTCGAATGTATAGTCCCGTGGCCCGGATGGTTCGTTAAGCGTGATCTTACCGCCGACTGGGCCAAGAGCTTGGGTGAGAGCGCCCATGTCAGCAGGTGGTGGTGGAGCGCGGGGCGGCGTGCGCGGTGCGCGTGGGGCTGCAGGCGTATCATCATCTGCCGCGCCCCTATTAGCAAGCCCCTGAAGGCCACCAATTGGAGCAGCGATTATGCCGCCGCCGATAGCACCTAAAGCACCGGAAGACAGAACATCTTCACCGATGGGAACTTCTGCTGCAGTACCGAGCTTAGCGACGTTCGTTGCCAGCGTAGCGCCGCCTTCTTCAACGAATTCCTGCGGAGCCTCGCCGATAACTGCGCGACCAGCTGAACGAAGAATGCCACCTCGCGCTGGCTTTTCAGCAAACGCCAGCTGCTCAAGACCTGTCATTCTGGACGCAGCACCAGACACAGCCCCAGCACCAAGCGCTGCTATCTTGAATGCGCGGTCAGCCTCTTCTTGGGTTCCACCCTTAGCAAGCACATCATCATAGGCTTGGCTACCAGCACTAGCCGCATTTATTACGCCACCCGTAGTAGCAACACCTACGCCAATTTCCTTGGCAAGAGCGGCTTTAGCAGCCTCACGTCCTGCAACTGGAAGGAATGCGCCCCTTGCAAGCTGCACAGCCTTACCGCCACCCAGCGGGATAAGCGAAGCAGGAATCTGACTAGCCACAAACTCAGAAGCGCCTCGCGCTGTTTGGAACGGAGCCTTAACCGTAGCTATTGTACGAGCCGCTTCTACAGGAGTCTGGGGTAAGAATTCTTGTGCCAAGCGTCCAACAGTGGGATTGGCTGCAGCTGCTCGGCCAAAAACGGAAAGCGCTTTAGAGTATATATCTGGCGTTGCACCGGTTATCTCAGCCTGTTGCCTGCGACGATCAGCAAGGCTTGCCTCTGGTAGTTTAGCCTCACCACTAGCTGTAATTCCCTTACCATACTCACGACCCAAAACTCCAGCCAGCGCAATACCCGGCGCGCCGGCATTGTTCAGTCTTCCAAGGATTGGCGCGAATTGCTGCATTAACTCGCCGGATGTTGAGATAACCTTCCCAGTAGCACTCTGCAGCGTCGGTATAACCCCGCTGAGAAACGACTCTTCTTCCTTCTTCTTAGGCTTAGGCTTAGGCGCAGCAGGCGGTAGCGGCGCAGCCATCCGCCCAGAACCGTCAACAATTGCTTGAAGGTCAGCCGCCGTAGAACCCTTCGGAGCGTCTATTTCATAGCGTCTTCCGCCAGATTCATATGTATATCGATAGTTTGCCATGTGGCACTCCTATCATTATTTGATTGGTTTAGAAGAAATAATTCTACCTGCTGGTTTAGCCGTTCCAGAGGACGAACGCGACCCTTTCAACTCTCCCAGTTCTATATCTATATATTGAATCGCCAGCTTAACGGCTGCCTTCTCAGCGCCTTGCGTCGTAGGACTGTTAAGTTCAATCATTAATCCGCGACGCTCTTTGTTAAGATCGCCGATTTTTGTCTGGACTTGATTTGCCGTCATAGGCTTATCAACGCCAACGCCAGCGCTGCGACCGCCGAGCCTGTAATATGCGGCCTGAGCTCTCTTGTAATCATTCTCAGTATTAATTGTTTCCAACGCAGTATCGGCCTCGGTCTTAGCTTTAGAAGCCTTTGATTTAGCTTCGCTAATAACATCCTCGCGAGTAGCCAATTTGACAATATCTTCATTTCTTAAGTTTGCCAAAGCATATTCATCTTTACTCAGCTGCACTCCTGCATCTTGCAGAGCAATCGCCTTATCACGGGCGGCCTGAATTGCATCTATCTTCTGCAAGGTATACGTATCGCGCTTCTCTTCAATGCCGCGAAGAGATTTTTCACGAGCATCGCGAGCGCCTGTGTAGCTTTCGTTACCAGCTGCTAGGCCACGAGTTAATGCAGAGGTGAAGCTCTCGCCGGGCCTTGCCGATCCAAGTGCAACGCCACCCGCAATCAGCGCATCAAACGGAGCGCGTTTGCGTGCCTGCTCAACTAACTCTTCTTCACGACCAAGGCGTGCCGTTTGACGCTCCAATAAAGCTGCCCGATCAGTATCAACAACAGCACCCTCTTCAGCGGAAACCAAGCCCTGTAGTCGAGTAACTACGCCAGATAGGTTTGTTATCTTAGACGCCAGTTCAGGAGGAGTTTCAGAAATCGCTGGTATAGTCCCCTTAAGTTGCTCAAGTTCAGCCTGCGCCTGCTCAAGCTGTGGCCTAAAGCGCGATCTGTATGTAGCTTTTGCCGGAGCTTCAGCAGCAGCCATAGCCGCAGCTACGGGGCTGGCCTCACGCACAGGTACTACCTCAGGCGGACGCGGCCCGGAGGCTTTAGGCAATTCGGCAATGAGTTCATCCACCCGTGCGTTAGCAGCCGTTCTCTCACCAACAGTAGGCCCCTGATCTGTGCGCTCACGAACTTCCTTCGCCCGCCGGAAGGCATCAGTGCCTGCACCTGCAGCCGGAATAATAGCAGCAGTCGGCTTAGCAGCCTGAAACCGAGCAGCCGCCATAGGCGCTGGGGAAGCTGCAGAGAGCGTCTTGGGTGGGAACAAATCCGCAAGCCCACCGCTGCCAGCGCCCGGAGCGCCCATCCCTTCAGTTGCCATGACCTGCGCGATGAGATCGTCAATGGCCACGCTCTGCAGTTCAGGCTGCAAAGACCGCAACTGCAGCGCTCTTGCTCGTGCTTGCTGAGGTGTCATCGCCATCTTATTTACCTTTCAGCCATCCAAGTCCGTGCATCGGGTGCTTGATGTTACGCTTGCCATCGGCGTTAATTGGGCCGCCGTCCTTAACTTTACGCGCCCCAAACAGATTCCCAAGAGCGCCAATGCCCGTTGCAACAGCACCGATAGTCTGTGCGGTTTTATTTACACCGGGAGACTGCTCATAACGAGTGCCTGATCCGCTTGCGCTTGGCGTGCCAACGATGTCCGAAAAACGCCGAGCTTGCGTGTAATCATAATCACGCTGGGCTTCAAAATCAGACCTAGCCAAGTCAAGCGATTCCTGCTCAAACCCACGCTGTGCGCGGCCAGCCGCTTCAAGCGCAGCTGTGTCAGTTCCAGCCAAGTTCTGAACGTCACGACCAAGCGATTGTGCCCGCTCAGCTGCCGTGAGGTAGCGACCAGCTTCAGTGTTAAACTGACCCATGCCGCTTTCATAGCCCTTCTGAAGAGCCTCGTTCTGGGCCGACAGAGCAGCTGCATTGGCATCGCGCACCGCACGCGCTGTGAACTCAGCGCTCCGGCTACCACCAAACGTGCCACCGCCAATGAATGTGCGGTTCACAGCAGGTAGCAGATTCTCATACAGGTTGCGACCAGCTGCAGCGCCAATGCCAGAAACGACGTTCTGGGTATACGGATTCATATAGCTAGATGCGACACCCGGATCAGAGAATGATTGCGTGCCACCTGCGATATATTCACCAGCAGCCTGCGTGTATGGCTGATAGTTTCCGACGTTCTCGGATGTCATCTGATAGGCTTGCTGCTCCTCAGGAGAAATTGCAGCAATACGCGGGCCACCAGTATAGGGCTGATAGTCAGCGCTCGTAGCCGTTGCGCCCCTTTCGATGCTCTTGGTATAAGCATCAACAAGCCACTGGGGTAGCTTGGTTTGTGTGACGGTTTCTGTGATAGCCATTACGCCATTCCTCCAACAGCTTTGAGCATTCTATCTATACCCTTCTGGGGTTTTGCAATCTTTTTTACATCTTTACGTCCGGCCTGACTACGCACCATTTGGCGCATTTTATCAAGACGGCGTACACCCTCACGATTTGAGCCATCACCAAGATCAGAAACATCCTGCGCGCTCCAGACATATTCACCATCGGAGAGATATGCAGGAATCTTATCTTCCTGCCCGCTGCCGATGCCTTTTACCTGTCCGGGGCCTTGATGACCGCCGTTCTTATGATAATCAACAAGATGCTTTACCATATCATCGTTGATTTCGCCGCCTTCTTTTTTGACGGGAACCGTGTCAGGATTAACAACTGAAACTGCAGGCGCAGACTGAACTGTTTCTTGACCAGTCACAGGATCTTTCGTGAAGAACAGATACTCTGTCTCCTGATCACCACCGCGCCGGCCATATGTCTCTGGCGTATAAGGATAGCGACCGCCAACTCCGCCGATACCGCCAGCAGGAATAGTCGGCCTCAACGTGGTTTTCGTGAAGTTTATTCCAGTCGTGTCTGGGGTAAGCGTACCGCCGCCGCCGCCGCCGCCACCAGCAATCCCCCCGACTATTGGAAGAACGGCAGACGCTATATCAGCAGCGTCGCCTATTTTTTCCAACAGGGATTTTTCTTTGTCCTCACCGGCCTTCTCATCAGCAAGATCTTCTTGGAACTCAGGTGATTTGATTAAAGTCTCAACACCCGGAATGGGTGTACCAGTAACCTCAGGCTCTTCTGGAGGCGGCTGCACAACCTTTGGAGCAGTAACAACGATTGGTTCTATAGCTCCGCCTATACCCGAAGTCTCAGGAGCAGGCTCTTCTGGAGGTGGTTGCACAACCTTTGGAGCTGTAACAACGATGGGCTCTATAGCTCCGCCAATGCCAGCTACCTCAGGAACAGGCTCTGCCGGAGGTTGCTGCACAACCTTAGTGCCTTCAACAACGATTGGCTCATCAGCAACTGTCGAAGGCGGAACCTCAACAGGAATAATGCCTCCGATGCCAGATGTCTCAGGAACAGGAACAGGAATAACCTCAGGTTCCGGCGTGGCTGTGACAACAATCTCTTCCTCAGCAGCCGCTTGATTAGCCTCTTCAGTACGTGCCTTTTCTTCAGCAATCCTGTCTCGAAGTTCAGGCGAATCGACCAGATCCCCAACTCCCGTGAGGCCGCCTGCAATGCCAGCTGCTGTTTCTACAACCGGATTGTAACCAGCCAAAACAGTATCCGCTAAGTTTCCAGTAACGACAATCTCATTTGCCTTTGCCGCTTCCTCGGCAATAGTTTTCTGGACAGAATCAATAACTGCTTTGTTGACAACTGACGAGACAGCTCCTCCAATTCCTGATGCGGTTGTCGCCTTTAGAGCCTCTTCTGCCGCTTTTTTTGCCGCAGTTACAATAATATCACCAGCAGCATTATCAACCGTGCCATTTATAAGATTGCCAATCTTACTCCCGATGGCGCCAGTCTGAGATTCAACGCCAATACTTTTAAGAGTGTCGCTAACCGCTTTTGAAATTTCCCCACCAATTTCAGTGCCCGTCATAACACCAGCCGTTACACCCGTTACGCCCGCTCTAATCAATGTCTCCTCAAGAGATCTGCCTTGGATCGTGCTTGAAACAGCGGAGCCAAGAGCAGCTGCGCCAGCAGTAGCAAGAGGGCCCACTGGGCCAAGGACTGCCACTGCAATTATCGGATAAGCAATGTCAGATACGTTGACACCAGCTACACTGGCAGCAGCAGCAATACCTGCGCCGACTGGGCCACCGATAATAAACCCAAGGGCTGCGTCACCCAAAACATCAAGAGCCTTATTGATAAAGCTGGTGTTTTTCTTCTCATTTGCAACGGTTTTGAAATCACCACCAAATTGTAAGTCTCCAGAGCCGGGATTCTTAAATTGGCTGGTTTGAATTTCCCAGTCTGCCTTGTTCCCGCCAGCTTTGGTCAACGTCGTAGCAAGCTCGATGGCTTTATCAGCTGCCTCGTAGCCATTCCCTTGGAAGACAACCTTGCCAGTACTCATGTCAACGAGTCGGACTGGCTGGCCCTCAATTACGCTAAATGTGTTATCTTTTTTCGATACTTCAGAAGTCGCATTACCCTTGTTAGAAAGAGGCGCTTTGAACATTTTGTACTTGTCAGTGTAATCAGGATTTTTAACCCCGGACAAACCGCCAAAATTCAAATTACCCAGATCCATCTTAGAAAATGAAGCCATAGCTTCATTCCACTGATCCCTTGTTAGGGTCATGGCCTGAAGGTCAGCATCGCTTGGCGACCAACTATTTGCATTAACAACCTGCAGGCCAGTACCAGCAGCCGGAGCTGGAGCAGCTGCAGCAGTCTCAATAATCGAAGGAGCTGCGGCTGGTGCAGCAACGGCAGGGGAGCCAATGCCAGCTACAGGTTCAGCTTCGACGGTCATGGGCTCTACAGCTGGCGTGCGTATTGGCTCTGGGGCTGGAGCGTATGTTTCCTCAGGAAGAAACCCGATGCCCGGCTGGTAATAATCTTGCCTAGCGCCACGATCAACGCCGCGAAATTCCTCTGGCGGCGGCGTGTAAACTGGGGGCGGATTATAAACTGGGGCTGGTTCGGGCTCGTAATAAGTCGGGGCCGGCTCGTAATAATCATACTCACCACCACGGCCAATCCCACGAAATGTTTCCGGCGCATAATAAACCGGCTCGACGGGGGCTGGAGAATACTGTTGTACAGCAGCAGCGATAGCCTGTTGGAAAGCTGGGCTGTTAAAATAGTCAGCGCCGAACCCCTCCATGATACCAAATTCATACATTACGAACCACTCCCGCCACTATCCAGCAACTGTATAAACCGCATTGCCCAAAGTTTCCAGTCATCAAACTGATATGGATTAGGAGCGCCGATCTCAGCTATTTTATTCAAAGCCTGTAAGCCAGCAGCCCAATCCTGCCAGTTTGCGCCGGGCATCATCTGCGTTATTACGCCAAACTGCTGCAGGTCAGGATACATATAATCAGCCCAGTCAATAAACTGATCAATGCCGCGAGGATCGATGCCTATCACGACTGATACCTGCCATCGGACGGCTGCAGATGCACAATGACCTGCCCCATTTGAAAATCCCCACCAATCGTGTTGCTCTGAAACTTAAAGCGCAACTCACGCCGCTGCTCCTTGAAGAACACCTGTTGCTGTTCGGGCGTTGTGGCCTGATCCGGGAAGGTCATGATTGGGCCATTGACCTCAGGGGATCGAGCGTTGATGCGACCAGTGATCTGCACCGTCATATTACCAGTCTGTACGAAGTCAGGCTCAATCATACTGACATGTATAGAGCGCGATTTCGGATCGTCTGTTGTGAGCAGGGATATATCGCCTGTCTCGAAATAGCTCAGAACCGCATTGATTGAAGACCCGTCAATCTCATCTACGCCCGATTCGTGCCGCCATATCTTATACTGCGTGAATCCTGTGTCGGTTATACGAAAGTCGTTATCTGCTTCAGTGATGCGGTCGTCGCTTATTTCAGTGATACGCAAGTCTCCAGCCGGCGGCAGGATTGGTGCAACGCCAGCCAGAATAGGTGACTGGAATACCTGCGCGTAGATACCTGCAGAGCGACCGCCATTCGGCAGTTCAGTGTCATACCACGTTCCCTCACGCACGTTATAGATCACAGCGTGATTCGGCTCTGTGCTGTCACCCTTAGGGAAGCACCACCAGATCTCACCGAAGCGAGGAACCTTATAGGCGAACACCTTATTGGCATACGTGTAATTCAGGTTGTCAAAGAAGAAGTTGATATTCAACTCATTCGGAACTTCGCGGACAACACCGTTGTACATCAGGAAACGGTCAAGTCCGACCCAGTAATAAATCCCATCGTATTCAATGATGCCGTTCGCCGCAAGGACGGATGAAGCCGATGTAATGGTGTCGAACGAGAACACGTCAGTGCCACCTGTATAAAAAGCCCTAACAAGGCTATCCAGCGTCCAAAATAGACCAGCGGGGTTCTGGCCGCCACCGCGCAAGGGAAGCCCCTTGACGATCTTCGAGGAGGTAATAAAGGCGTCCCCCGCGTCTCCTGTCGTAAAATTCGTCGGATCGTTTGCGTCAGACCATTTAATAAATCCGTTACTGGAATACATGAACAGATACGGATGCAAAACCACAATACCACCAGAAACACCCGCAGTAGGGATCTCCGTTAGCGCCGCCGATCCGTAGATATTTCCAATGTAAGCAGGGTAATTTGTTGCGCTTGAAATATCGAGAAGCGTCTCAGCTGGATGCGCAATAACGACGTTACCGCCACCCGCACCATCATTCATGGCGTCAAACATCCAGTTGTAATTGTCGCTGGCTATGTAGCCGACAGGACTGCGGTCGATAGGCGCACTGGTGTTCCCAGAGGTGTCAATCGTAAATTGCTGAATGCCGTTCTGATTCCCGGCGTGCGTGTAGACGAAGTTATTCAGCGCCTGCGTGTGCAGCTGCCGAACGATCCCGGTCATGTAGTTATTAATCTGCCGATAACCACCGATCTTACGCGGAAACCCGCGCTGAAACCGAACCCACTGCCCGTCAACGTAGTAATCACCTTCAAATTTCGTGCCGTCACGCTTGATGCCGGCCTTAGATTTTACGTTGACGGGTTGAAGCATCTCTTATTCCGAGGTCTGCTCTGGCTCTGGGGTAACCTGAGCTTCGGCCTGTTCCTTGATTTTCACGACGAGAGGCCATGCACCGGAAGACGTAGGCAGGTTGCCAAGCGTCTGTAGGATGGCGTTGATCTCATCGACTGTAAGTGTGAGTGTAATCATTATTCGCTCCAAGGTAATGGTGGCGTGACAACAGGAGGATTGATTTGGTTCTCTATCTGCTGCGCCACATTAGCTTCATAGCTTGCGACTTGCTCTTCGCCAAGTGCATCTTGCACCCAGCCGATTACTTGGGCTTCAGTGAGCAACGCATATGGTGTGAAGGGTGCATCGGGATCGAGCGTGACGCCGACCGAACCGTATACGCTACCTGCGTATGTGCCGTTGGTGGCAGATAATACCCAATGACAGGTGAAGACCACATCGGTTTCGCCGTCGAGTTCCGGGTAGCAGTTGAGCTGAACGACGCTCCATACGTTTGTGATAGCCATTTTAGTTTCCTTCTAGTTGTGCCACGCGGGCGCGGAGTGATTGAATTTCTGCAATTAAAAGCGGGATAAGCGATTGGTGGTCCATCTGCTGATGCTTATCAGTGCCGTCTTCGTTAACAGCATCCTTCTCGCCCGTGACTGCATAGGGCACAACCTCTTGCGCTTCGTGAGCGATAAGCATTGGCCGGACAACTGTTGCGCCCTTCATCTTGCCAGCATAGACCTTGAGCGCGTCAATCGTTGTGCCCGCGTCTATAACTGGGCCGATGATGTCCTTGGCGCGGTAATCTGAGGTAACATTGTAAGCAACTAAACCACCAGCGCGGTTGTATGTTATTGACCCACGACCAGTGGCCGCTGCTTCAGTAGCAAAGGAGATAAACGAATTATCGCCTGATGTCGCCGCGTTCCATATAACCGCAGTAACCGCTGCCGCTGAAAGGTTTTTAACCCACATCCCGTCAAATGTCGAAATGGCGCTGACGGAAAGGGTTTCGTTAGTACCCAGCCGCGTACTCGTGCCCATCCCAAAGTGGCCGTCGCTGCTGATACTGGCGCGTTCTGCTCCGTTTGTGCGGAACTTTATATTAGACGAACCACCGCCGGATTGTATAGTTAATGCTCCAGCATCAGTGCAAGAAATTAGACCATTTTCAACAGATGCGGCGTTGTTGGTAAACTGCATAGCCGCCGCAGTTGCTGTCGCGTTTGACCGCAAACGCATGGCGTAGCCGGTATTAGCCGTCGTGTCCCCAGCCTCAACATCAAGCCGGTAGCCGGGGGAGGCTGTACCAATCCCGACGTTTGCCCCAGCCGTAACAGTCATCGCAGTAACGGGGGATACGCCGTTAACCGTTACATCAAAACCATTATAGCCAAATACGTTGATGTTTCCGCCGTTAGTATTTTTTACGCCGCCCAATGTATCACCAAGATAATTATAAGCAACTTGCCCAGCAGACCAACCAGCGGCAGGGATAGTAAGCTGCGCGCCGACAACATGTAGCTTTTGGCTAGGCGAACTCGTACCAATCCCGACATCGCCCGCGCTGGTGATGCGCATGCGTTCTGTGTTGTTGGTGCCTAAGATAAGCGGGAGTGCGGTAATCGAAAGGATGTTTACGTCGCTGGAGGATGCGTACATGTTGGCGTAGAGCGTTCCCGCGACCGAGAACCGCAAGTCCGCTGCGCCAGATGCTTTATTAAGTTGAAGAAGTGAACCCGGCGAAGTCGTACCAATCCCGACGTTGCCGCTGCTGTCGATGCGCATGCGTTCTGTATTGGTAGTAAAAAACGTCAGTGGCAGTGCGTCCACCACCGAGACACGAAACTCGCCTGAAAGCGCCGAGATGTAGCCGCTAGTAGCGGTTGAGGAAGTGCGCTGGAACCGTACTGCTCCCCCCGCCGCGCCAGAAACATCGAGAGTAGCGATGTTGGCACCAAGCGATGATGGCGAAGTCGTACCAATCCCGACGTTGCCGCTGCTGTCGATGCGCATGGCCTCAACGCCACCTTCGCTGAACGCAATCGTATCGGCTGCGGGAGACCACATCCCCGTGTTGAGGTCGCCGGTAAAGGTATATGATGGCGTACCAACCGCACCAAGGGCGTTGGCGATACTAGTGGCCGAAGCCGCGCCAAGTACAGGCGTAACAAGGGTCGGGCTGTTCGACAGCACGACAGCGACAGTGCCAGTCGATGATGTGACGCCTGTGCCGCCGTTACCTACGCCAAGCGTGCCACTAATATGCGTTGTGAGGCCAATCTTGCCGTAAGATGGTGCAACACCAATACCGCCTGAGATCAACGCATTACCTGTTGCAACATCAGCCAGCTTGCTCAACACCGTCGTGGTCGAAGCGAACAGTAAATCGCCCACAGCATAGCTGGCAAAGCCCGTACCGCCATTGGCCGCTATCAATGTTCCAGCAAGCGTTACGATACCCGTAGTTGCGGTAGAAGGTGTAAGGCCCGTTGAGCCTGCGCTGAATGATGTTACACCAATTCCAGACAGAGTGGACCATGACGGAGCAGTGCCCGTGTTTCCGACAAGAACTTGCCCCGTTGTGCCCGCTACAGTGACAGCCAGAGCCGAAGCGCCGGAACCATAGACTATGCCATTGGCCGTGAACGTAGCTACCCCTGTGCCGCCCTGAGGAACGCTCAGAGGCGTAGTGAGGCCCGTGAGCGATGTAATGTCGGAGTTGGCTCCGCTCTTGGCTGCAATGATCGCGTTACGCGCAGTTGCCTCATCAACTGCGATGAAGAGCGCGTTACCGATTGATGTTGCGCCGAGGTTTGTGCGGGCTTGAGATGCGTTTGTCGCGCCAGTTCCGCCCTGCGACACGAGGATTGGGATAGAGATACCTCCGGTATCTGCGTTAACCACATCAGTGCCATTGCAATACAGAATGGATCTTGCGTCGCGAGGAACAACAGTACCCGTTCCGGCGGATGTCTTAACCGTAACAGTATAAGATCCACCGGTCGTAAAGTTACCAACCCAGTATTGCTGAATAGTGGCTGGCACGATAATTTGCATATTGGTCGTGAGTGTACCGCTAAACTGATAGGCGATCCGGTTCAGGTTAGAACCCGAAAGCGTATAAGGCGATGACTGGCTGGTAAGGTCAATCGAAACGTAATCGAACAGAAACTCTGGAGCCTGTCCAAAACCGATTGTGAAATAGCCAGTGCCATCGCAGACGATGATCGCGCTGTCGCCGGGATTAAAATCGACAGTTGCAGTACCGTTGATTAGTTCGCCACCAGTCGTCGCAAGCGAAATTGCGCCAGTGCCGCCGTTACGGATGTGAAAAAACCAATCGTTCCCGACGGTAGATGCTGCAGGCAGAGTGATAGTTCCCGCGCCACCAGTCCACAGAAATGCAGCAGAACGGTCGGCAGCACCAGCCGTATAATTAACAGAAAGCGACGTTACCGCCATTGACTGATTAAGAGTAGTGTTAATGGCCTTGATACCAGCACCGACAAGCGATCCAGCGGTAGCAGATGACGTACCCGCGCCGAACTGCGTAGTGCGCCATGTTCCAGCTACAGTCGTGTTCGTTGTCAGATAAACCTGATAGGCTAGGCCCGGCGTTATGGCAACAATGGTATTGCCAGCGTTATCCGCCACCGTGAAGTTAAACGAACCAGCGTTGAAAAACAGGGCTGTCTCGCCGGGGCTTGCCTCATTGGCCGGGGGCATAGTGATTGTAAAACTACCAGCACTGGGTGTGACATCCATGATCTGGGCAACGACGTTACCGCTGGTCGCAACTTCAAGCGGCCAAGCAAGTGTTTGATTCGCCGACAGACTGATGGCCCGATAGCTGACATCGGACGGATAGATTGTCGTGCCGCCAAAGGTTTCTGTGAACGCCATATTAGTCTTCCCTGCGAATTATGCCACGATCAGAAATTTGACGAATGTCTTCGCCGTTAAGAGCCGCAACAGAGCGATTATAGAATCCTTCCCAAGTTGCAATACGTTCATCGTTTTTAAGGAACGGTGCAGACTCAAGAAGCGTTGCGTAGAGTAGCGCATTAGGCGCGTATTCAGTAAACCAGTTGGTTTGATTTGTATCATCGAGCAGTGGCGGAAGCTCGTAATACAGGATCTCCATCGGCAATGCAGCAACCGGAGTGGGAGCGATCAGCCAATGGGAATAGTCATAGTCAGCGTAAAAACGCGGCGTCCCCGTTGTCGTCGGATTCGGCCAATAGCTACGGATATATTCATAGGCGCGAGGATATATTTCGCTGCGAGTGTTATTACCGGTTCCTATCCCGACGAACATGCTGACGGTTTCGCGCCAACGATCAGGCTTATCATATACCGACTGACCTATAACAAGGAGGGAGGTAACGACGTTAACTGTCCCTTGGATTTTAAGCTCACGAGCAAGCCGGCGCTCGGCCATGCCAATAAGCATAGGGAGCATTTCGTAAACAGTGGGGTCAGTAGCCAACGTGGCTCCACGCTCAAGGTAAGCCCTGAGGTCGTTAAGCAAGCTGTTATACGTCATCGCAATTGGCATGAGATGGCCTTACATTAATTCAGAGACGGCTGCAATCAAAGCTGTAACAGCAGCGACTGCCACTACTAATCTTCCCTTGACGTTCATCAGCTTGGCCATCAGCGTCAGCTTCGGCGCGTCTTCCATTGGTAAGATTTTGCCTACGGCTTTGTTGACGATTGCTTTCTCGGCTTCCTTACGGATGAGTTTCTTTAGATTAATCATGGCCTCAATCCTCCCAATTAATTTATTTTATATTTACTGCATCTACCCATGCCTTAACTGTCAATCGATGCTTTACGCTACAGTCTGCGTATTTTGCAAGTATATCTGCTTCCCAAAGCGCCCGCTCAGGGTCGATCAGTACGACTGGCGGGTTCTGAAGAGTTGGGCACTGCGCCGCTAGGTTTGCCGGAGGCAGCGGCATTGGCGTCACTGACACCGCTTTCGAGCACCCGGCGCAAAGCATCAGAACCAGCGCAATCAACAGGAACGGCAGGAGCCGTTTTATATATTTCACGTATGGTGTTGGTACGTTCGGTTGCCACCACATTGGCTTGATCTCGTTCAGATTCATAGGTTTGCGAAACATTGTCTACTACCTCTTGTTTTTGAGCCCGTAGTTTTTCAGCTTTTTCCAGAGCCTTTGCATATGCTGCATCGCACTGCCAGTCACGAACTTTATACCCAGATGCCGCGCCTATGATGAGAGCGCCTGCCAATCCATATATCATAACTGGATTGATTAAAGCCATGTTGCGTACTTCTTCGTCTTTAGTTTGCGGTCATCGAGGCCGTGTGTGCCCCCGTTGATCCGCTTGGTGAGCTGCAGGATTGCAGCGTCATTGATGCCCTGATCGCAGATGCCCCAGAGCTTGTTGCGGTCGAAGAACCACAGCGCGCTCTCAATAGCCAGTTCACCAGCGACCAAATCAGGGTTATCCATAACATCAGGGCGGTTGATATAATCTGCAAACGCCTTGAAATTGTCATGCCCGGTGAGCTGGAGGAAGCCTCGTCCGCGAAATTTGAAACCCATGCCGCTGCTTTCGGGGCCATTACCCATGCGGTTGGCATAAACACGGTTGGCAATCTTTGCTGGCTGACGCTCGTAAGCCTTGGCGAGTGCATCAGTCGGAAAGTACTTCCCGAAGATGCCGCGCAGGCCCTTTGCGCCATAGTTGAGGTTTTCGCTAGTGGCTCTCCAGTTGCCGCTCTCGTGCGCGCACTGAGCAAAGAAATGCGCGGCGCGGTTCTTGTTCAGCTTGTAATAGGCAGCCGCAGCCTTCAGTGTACCGGGGCCGAATGCACCGTCAGCCGTTACGCCGATTTTCTGTTGAAGGTTTACAAGGCTCATTTATCGTCCTTCCGATTATTCCATAGCTCAAAGAGCGTCTTGATCTTTTCCTCAACTACGGCAAGGCGCACGTCCATCTTGGCAAGAATGATAACCAGAGTAATAAACGCAAGGACGAGCGGCCAAAGCTGCCCAATCAATTCGACAGTAGAGAGATCGCCTACCATTTACGCCGCCGGATTGCGCCAGTCAGGAAAGTCAGCCTCATCGACCACGCCGTCGCCATTGGCATCATAACGCAGATCGTTGCGGTACTTCTCCCAAGGCTCCATGTCGTCGTCTTCTTCCTCTTCAGGCTCGTCGATGAAGACGGTGCCTTGAGGGTCGCTGTATGGCTTGGGTGCTTTTGGCTGCATTTCCGGTGTTAGTTCGAGGGGCTCTTCAGGATCAGGCTCTTTGTCCCGCGCATTGGCATTGAGGCTCAAACCGCCTAGAAGCCCGACAAGAGCGCCAATGATGGTTTGGAACGCAGGATTAATCATCTCAAGGATAGCCGAGCTGTCCACAATGTCGTTGGGTAAAAACAGGCCGACGACAAGTGCTAAGACAACCACCAATATGACGGCTGACAGTGTGACGATGGCCACTCGAATGACAAACTCAACGGTGTCGTTAACGCCGTCTTGTTTGCTTTCAAAACTATTTAGGAAGCTCATCCTCTTTAATCTCCTCATCCTTGGGCGCCATCCTGCCACCGCCCTGACCTGCCATCAATCCTGCCAACGCCCCCACTATAAACGTCGCTATTGGGTTAATCAGCTTAAAAAACTCTGCGTCGTTTGGCGCTTGTCCGTCCATAGGCTGAGACACAAAAACCAATGAATATAGAACAGTCGCCACAATGAATGTGAGCGTCACCGATAGCACAATTCCGACAATGAAGCGAAGAAGTTCTTCAGGAGTCCATTCCCTAGCTGGCTTCATGCTTGTTCTCACCTGTGTTTATAAGATATTCGGTGCAGTACCCAGACGCCACGCACTTGGGTTTCTGGCACTCTTCGACCTTCCAGTTGTCGGGGTCTTGGCAATCATACCGAAAGCGGTCTTTGCAACCCATGAGGGCCAAAGCCGCAAGGGGTAACAGAAACCACTTCATCACCTATCTGCCTTGTTATCCAATTTGTCCTCAATCCGGCGAAGGTGCATCATCACCTCATCAAACTTCTTGTCGATAGCGTTGAACTTCTCATCGCCAAAACCGAGACGTGCCTCAAGAAGCGTTAGTCTGCTATTGAGATTTACCCATATGGTTATAAGACCGCCGATGAAGCCTATAACGGTAATTATAGTGTTGATGTCGATGCTCATTATCGTAGGTTCCGTAGCTTATAGATTGCGGAAAGATAAACGCCAGTGAGCGTGTCAATCAGATTTCCAACTGCGCGGTTGCCCTTAGAAATCTTCTCATGATTATCTTCGATCCAAGCCGCATCGGATTCGAGGCATTTCAGCGGATCTTTTTCCATTTCACCGGGAACAGGTATGGCCCCAATCAGCTCATACGCACCCTGATAAGCCTCAACTAGCGGGTCAATTGTATCGATCACGCCATCATAGAACTCGCCCAGAGCCATATGCTTGGCAAAGCTGCCGTCTCCCTTGGCGCGCCAGTGGGCAAAGTGAGCCAGATTGCGTGCGTAGAATACGCGAGAGATGAGCTGCTCGATCATTATGCGATTCGCTCAGATGCCAGTATTACCGATGGGATAGCCGGAGCAATTGCACCAGCTGCCGTAAAATCTACGGTAACATTTACATTCTCAGGCAGCCACATGATCTCAATGTACTGGCCCGCAGTCACTTGCTCGTAGATTACGATCTGAAAGAACTGCGCGCCACCATCTGCGGCCTTGGGTATGTTTGTAATCGTGGCAGAGTTTGCAATGTCTGTCCCGTTTTTGCGGAACCAAATTGTAGCGTCGTGGTCGTTCGTGTCGGTGTTCTTAAACTGAATGCTTGGCGCAAGCATGTAAGTCCCAGCAACAGCGAATGTAATCCGCGTTGGGTCGCCACTGCCGTTATTCGCAATGGTTATGCCTGAGCTAAAAGATGTTGATGCAAGTTTTATCGCAGTGGCAGCCGAAACGCTGCCAGTTTGATCTGTGCTATCATACGCAGAAATGTAAGCGCGCCCCGCCAGATCCGCGTAAGGAATGGTGGCCGCTGCCGTCATGGCCGACGTTCCGCTGCCCTTCACGTAGCCGGTGAGCGTGACCGCGCCAGTGCCACCATTGGCGACGCCCAGCGTACCACTAAACGTATTTGCAATCGATGTAGCGGTTGCCTTTGCACTACTGCCGGATTGCACTACTTCAAGCAGCTCATTTCCGCTAAGTGGTGTTGTGGCTGCTGAAAGATCCGTGATTTTTTTATTTGCCATTATGCTAATCCATAAAGCTGGTTGAGGTATAAAGATACTGCGTTGGCAGCCACTTCTTGCGCATTCGTTTGTGCGTCCTGTGAATCTGGACGAGGATTTTGCAGTGGTATAGGATCGGCTCGTAGAAGTAAGCGGCTAAAATATGGCTGCGGTACATCATCGCAAGAGGCGCAAACGCGCAAGCTCAGGCCAACTGGTACAGAGCCGCCGCGATAGTCTTGCTTCTGGCGTAGCTCGGAGTGTTGAACCATAAAACCGCAACCATCGCAGATTGCAAGCCCTTGCGGAGACTTGGCGTTAAAAGTCGGTTGCGTCCGATGCTTTTTGCCACGACCAAACCCGTACTGCATTAGTAGCCTCCGGGATTAATGGTGATGCGAAGCGGAACCTTTTCGCGATCTTCTGCTGCGGCACGTTCGTATGAACCATCCGCTAAACCCTGAAGGAAACTAAGCCGGTCGGGCGCAAACTTTACCGCGAGTTTAGCGGCGAGGCCGGCGGCAATAGCCTCCATCCAACGGTTTGGCGCATCCATGCTATTAGTAAAGTCGCCTGCGTCCTCTTGGATCTTCATGCGGTGATAGAACAGCGTAACGCCAGCAGCCTGCGGAACCTGCCAGATATACAGTCGCGGCGTTATTGTGCGCTCAAAATAATACTGGAACGGACGATCTCCTGCCTGCGCCTTGTTAGGTAAAGCATCGTACTCGGCTCGGCTGATCGGGGACATCATAAGGTCGGTGTTAATACCCCCAGATGTGGTGCGGGTGTACACCTGAAGAATTGATACAGTGCGCGGTTGTAGATCGTAATACAGCGTTCCCGGAGTCAGGGTAATGCTCTGAAGATCCACAGCCCAAAGGTTAGGCCCATTGTTTGCCCAGTCCGAAAACATGTAATTGATAGAACGGCGCGCACTATCGATGTCATTGGACGCAAGCGTAGACGGAAGACGACCGACGCGCTCATACGCCTCAGTGATAATATCAATTTGTTCGGTGTCACCAAACGTATATGAATTAGATGTTGTCATGCTGCCACCGCAAATTTAAATTGAATGCCATAAGCGGCCTTCCTCTTCTTGCAGCATATAGCAGACACAGTGGTCTTGCACAAACCATGCGCCTGAGCTGCGCTTGAGACACTCTCATAAACATCTCCAGTTGTGATGCACACAACTTTCTTTCTTGCGGCTGCCGCAGTTTTTCTAAAGTTAGAGACTCTAGTTTCCCGCATAAGTTGCGTTTCTTTTGGCGGCTTTTTGCCCTTCAGCTTTGCACTGAGAGCGGCCCTGCTTTCAATTGACCACTTATTGCCAAGATTAATTTTGGATCCCAGCATCCGCTCTCTCGCCTTCTGGCGCTGCTCCTCGCTAAGGGTATGTCCTGTTGTTCCATCTCCGCCCAATGTCACATTATAGTGCGGACAGGCTTCTTTAATAAGGCGTATTTCCGCCAACTTCACTTGCTCGTCGCTGCTGTGGGTTTCTAAAACCTCTACGAAAAAATTTTCTTTTCCGTATTTGATAATTGCAGCTGCAATTCGGCTATACTTGGCCTTATAGCGAGCATTGTTAACATGCTGCCTGAAACGGAATTCGGGCGCATTCCTTGTAATGCCGATATAAAACTTCCCGTTTACCCGATTGGTAATCTTGTAAACACAGAAGTTGCCGCTAGTCGTCATCTGAACCTCGCCGTTTTCTTAGCGATGGACTTAGGCTGGGCAACAAACTGCTTTCCAGCCTTCTTACCTTCGCGCTTGGCTTTGCTTGTAGCAGCATATTCAGCCGGCGTCAGCGATTTAATGGCATCTTTAGGAAGATA